CCGTTAGAACTCGTTCCTGAAGAAGATTTAGACACTGACCCAGATAGTCCGCTATAACTTCCCGCGCCACTAACTTTACTCATTGCTTCATATAGCCTATTATATGCTGCAGTCATTCCATCTACAGCAGTAGTAGTATCATAAGCTTTCGTTATATTCGCATCCATAGTTGGAATAAGTGTGTCAGTCATAGTTGTAGAAGTCTGAACAATTCCGGCATTTAATCCATTTTCTCCAGAAATACTGTTAATCACACTCTGAACTGAAAAATCAAATCCATCTAAATATTCCGTTTGAACACCAGTTACTAACGCATTTTCCGCAGCAATTGTAGAACCATCGGCCATACAAGCATTTAATTCTTCTTGGGAAATAGTTGCATTTTGTGATGTTGTACTCATTAATCCCATTGCAGAATCTACTGATGAAAATACTAATGCTTGACTTTCAAGGTTAGATTGGTTTGCAGAGTCAATTATACTTTGAACTCCGCCAGCAGCTTTTCCAAAACTTCCACCACCGGGAATCTTAGAAGCCATATTTAGTAAAGATACAATAGCTCCACCAATCAAATTTACAGCTAATAAGTTAATATTGTTGAAGGTGGACCAAGCCAATTTAACGAAACCTCCTAATATAAGTGGTAAATCTAAAGTAAATATCCCTGTTAGAAAATCCTTAAATGCTAACCATTGTTGTTCTAATTGTGGGATGATTGCATTTGTTGAATCTTTAAGCCCTAAAATATTATTATCATACATCCATTTTAATAAGGCTATTGCAACGATTACAACTGCTATCCAAAATAGTACTGTTCCTAACCCTGCAACAAATGCGCCTAAACCTGCAGCACCACCAGCCCCAGCAGCAGCAATTCCAAGATAATCAAATGCCCAAACTAACCCTGATAATCCTAATACAAAAGAACCCAATAGGAATAACAGAGCACCAATCAAAGCTCCGAATCCAATTAAAGCAGTAAATAATTTTGGATGTTTCTGAATCCAAAGAGACACGGCATTTATTATTGAAATAATTATAGGCAATAATGGAAGTAAAGCAGTATTAATAGCCCTACCAATTTCGAATCTTAAATAGGTCATATATGCAGTCAACTGGTTTAATGCTGTTCCAGCATAACCGCTAGACTCAATAATTTTATTAAACGCGTCTACAGAAGTGGTAGCAAGTCTTGTAAATATTCTTTGTATTTGCATTCCGAAGAACATAGCAGATAACGCACCCATCTCGAATTCTTGAGCAAACTTCCCAAACTTCTTTGTAGTAGAAGTTATTCTTTCATTAACAGTCTTTAGAGAACCATCAACTTGTGCAACATTCTTTGTCATAGTTGCTGTAGTCTTTTGCATACCCTTCCCAACATCTTCTATAACTTTTTTAGTACGCAATAATCCTGCCGAAGATTTATCTCGATAAACTGTTTCTATTTCAATTCGGTTTCTTGATGCCATTATCTTCTCCTAGACTTACGCTTAATTTCTTCGCTGTCTTTGTGACAAAATTCTAATAAATCTCTAACCAGCTCGGGAGATAGTTTCTTGAACTCTTCTAATGGAATCCAAGACTCATAAGCTCGCATAAGAGTATGATAAGCCCTAGCAAAATCTTTTTCATCGCTAGGATTATACTCCTTATCGAACAAGTTTATGAGTTTGGTCATTTAATTATTCCTTTCTCCTTAAGTTTTTCAACATCTGGTCTCGGTGACAATTCTTCTAATACTCTAGCCATTCCGGAAATGTTTGAAGTTACAAAGTTGTCAATAGTCTGGTCATCTAAATCAGGATATGATTCTTTGATGATACTCCTAAATAATTCGAACATTGCACCCACAACTTCTGGTGATTCTTGTCCACATTCTTTAGTAATCTTTCCTATCTTTGTAGCCATTTGGATTTGTTCCATATTCAATGGTTTGAATAGAAATGTGTCTTCTGTACCAGTCTCCGAATCTATAAATGCGAATTCTACTGGTTTCCTAATATGTCTTTCAAATAATGATTTGCTCATCTTTTCTTACCTCTTCTCTAGTTTCTTCCCGTTAAGGAGTGTGATAGATTTCTGTTCTGACTGGGCAGGTTTACCTTCCAATCTTGTTAGTCTTTCTTCAAAGTCCATAATACGTTCAGCGAGTAATTCGTCTACTGAAGATTTCTGGATTTCGTCTATAAGATATTTCAAACACATACCATAATCATCTTCAAAATGTTCTTTGGCTAATTCTTTGAATATCTTTTTGGTACCTGAAGGGACTCTGGAAATCCAGAGCCCAGTACCTAAGACTTTCTCCTTTTCTTCAGTAGGGATTACATCACTCATTTACTCACCATTTGGCCGAGCTTGTGTAAGCAGCCAATGCAGCCAATGTTCCAGTGTTATCAATGGATTCATATTTCATGTTTCCATTGGCACTCTTATCAAAAGCTGTTACTTTATACTTGACAGTAAATTTCAAAATACTATCAGTAAAGCTTGGTTTAACACTAGTCAAATACCCATCTGCAGCTACGAACCTAAACGCGTTACCAGTGTTTACTGCGTCACTTGCAGCAGTAACTGCGGAACTGTCTGTCCATAGTATTGCCAACCTGTAATTGTTTCTAGTCCTATCGTTTGTAATACTAATTGGCTGTGAAGTGTCTTCAGTACAGAACATACCAAAGAATCCATAACCTATTGTACCACTTGAAGTACCAGCTTGTACAGGGTAACATTCTAATGTTATTTCAGTATCACCTTGAGGCACATATTTTGCAACACGTCCTCCGTTTACTAATGCGATACCTTCTATGTCTTTGTCTGCCAAGTCAATATCAATTGTCTCAGTTAATGCTTGAAACTGAATATTGCTTCCGCTTTGTGCAGCGAAATCGACTTTACAAACTTCTTTCCATGAATCAGGTGCCATTTTTGTTTTTTACCTTCCTTTTGTTTTTATTTTATTCTACCTTTTCCTGCTCTTCGAATATGCTTGGATACAATTGCACCGGCTTTACGGTTCATTGTATTGTACGCTTTTCTTAGGTACATTGTCCTAGGAATATGAACTGTGATTGCTCCTAATTCTTTCATTTTATCTCGGCTAATACCCATTCTCTGGTAAGCCCAAGACCTAAACTTATCTCTCGGAGTATCAACCCAGCTAGGGTAACCTTGAGAAAAGAATGCGACTTTGTGAGGTCTGACACCATACTCCCAGAATACGGCTTCATCTTCAGCAATAACTTTACAAGTGTAACTCCCGCCAATCTTTCTCGGACTGTCCCTATAAATTAGTTTCCTAAGTTGTGGAGTTAGTTTAGTATAATGCGACAGACTCATACGCGCGTGCTTGATAACACCATCAGCAATCTCAACAGTAGCTTCTTTACCGGCCTTAGGCATAGTCTTACTCAAATCATCAAAGTAACCATATACATCTTTAAGTCCTTTAATCCTAATAGATAATGTTGCTGCCATTAGAAACCACCAGTCCTAGATAGTATAACTTCAAATTGGAATGTTGCTTTCTTGATATGTAATTTAATCTTTCCTCTTTCAAAAGTATCATCATCAGTGTCAGCCAAGTCTAAATTTCTAATCCCTGCTTCAGCTAGAGTGAATTTGTAACCTTCAACCGCGTCCAACATATCATCGAAATATTGGTCACAGGTTGCCCAACTAGTAGCATAAACTTCAACATCAATTGTGCCAGTATAAGTAGTCTTGGTCATTGTCAATTGTTCAGTACTAATCTTAACCGGAGAAATAACCATTAAAGGATAATCACTAGCAGTATCTATTTCAAAATCAGGCATAGAAGAGTAAATCCATTTACCAGAGGTGTGTGGATTAGCAACGCCAGCGTTAATCAAATTATAGAAGTTCTCCCAAATCTTTGCAGTAACTGTACTTTTGCTGATGGTCACCATCTTGTTTCCTCCGAATCATTCGGATTATTACTCATCGCACAACCCTCGTGGGATTATGCGGGCTCATTATTATTTAGCGGAATCATTCCACCAGCAAGATAATAGTATCCTTTACACTTAAATACCTATCTAAGACTTCCTAGCTCTGACTTCAACAACATAAATCGAGTTATTACACTCGTGCTGGATAATAGAGTCTACAGTATAAGTACTAGAATTCTTGATAATGAAATCATTCCTATCACAAATAGTACCAGTAGAATTATCAAAATATAGAACTAAATCTCCAGCTTGGAAATGGCCTTCTTTTACCAAATCATCATCATGTGTCAAATAATTCAAAACAGCACTCCCAGTAGTAACAGTTGTAGAAGTAGTAGCATCACCATAGATATTATAACTGCCTTTGGAAACATTTAAAATCGAAACTGCACTAGCAAACTCGTTAACTATATTCTTGTATAATATTCCATCACAGACAATTGGCATTTAAATCGCCTCATACTTTTTGTGGAGTTTGTTGTTTTCAACATTGATTTCATTGATTACTTCTAGGTATTTGTTCCAATAATAGTCTGGAGCTTTCATATCCCTAGTAATATCGGTACTACCCAACTTGACTCTTGGAGCTTTACCTATGTTTAATCTTGCCTGTGCCATTGATGCAGTTAAGAAAATTACAGCTGAATAATATCTTCTATCAGGAGTATCCATATCTATTCCTGTGTAATAATAATCTATATACGCTTCAGAATCAGACGCTGGTGCGGTAGAAGTTACAATTTTTCCTTGAGTACTATTTACTGAAGAAATCGGAATCGTAGATTCGTTACCTTGGTTATCAACCTCATAAAATGTTATATCATACGTACCAACTAACCCTGAAGGACTACTTGGTATATCACCAATCCAATTCCCTTCCCAGTTCTTAACATAGAATGTAGTATTACTTCCATCAACATCATTCTCTCTTGTTGAATCTATATACTCTACTTTTTCTCTGACCACCCTAACATTTATTTGGCTATTAACAAAAGACAAAGCATAAGTCCCAAGAGCGTAAACGTTTGCGTCTGAAATATCTGTAGTTTCCAAGCCTGTTATGACTCTAAATCCAGATAAAAAGTTAGTATCTACCCATGACATCTAAATCAATCCTCCTATGTTTAATCCCATCAATGCTCCAAGTAATACTAAAGCTCCACCAACCATCCAACGCCATTTCTTCAAATCATCAACTTCGGCAAGTAACCCTTTATGGCCGTTACCTTCTATTTCTTTGCGGATATATTTCAAATCTGTCTTCATCTCGATTATATCTTCACGAAGACCTTGAATATCATCCTTACATTTCTTTTCGTTCATTTTGAAGTAGGAGCCTCGCTACCGTATGTGTCTAACTCATAATGGATATCAAACTCTAACATCCCTGCATCATCAGCATAATTGTCAGTAGATAAGTCTGCTCTTCTAGATAGTCTACCCATCATAATTGAAGACAATCCAGTTATAGCAGTACCTGAAACCGCTGGAAATGAAGTATAAAAACTTTTATATTGAGAGTTAGTTGTAAAACTTACTGAACCAGAGATAGTCAATGTTGGCGTACCAGCAGTTCCATTCGTGTCAAACCAAGAGTATTCTAATTGCCAAACTACTGTACCTACATTAGTAGTAGTCGGACACCAGTGGACATGAGGAATAACATTGGAACCTATGACATACCCATGGGGAAACTGGGCTACAAATGTAACATCTTCTTCAGTAGAACCATCGAATAATAAACATTTCATATTCCCAACTAATGCTCCATAATCTGGATGACTAGTAACAGGGTTAATTCGAACCGCTTCAGCTGGGAATCTCAAATCATCCCATCTAGATAAGTCTCCAGAAACCCTTGTTATGAAAGACATCTCCTACCTCCTAATATGTGAACCAGTTTGCGCCATCACAATACAAACTTACAGAGTTGTAGTTTGCGTTGATTGTATATGTCCCGGCACCGTTAATGTTACCTACTGCTGGTTGGATAGTAATGTTGTTGGATGCAGCACCGCCAGATTCATCTTTGATACAAAATACTTTACCAGCGATGTTCGCAGTCGCAGCCAATGTAATAGTCCTTGGAGAAGATGTGTCGAATACACCAACAATATAATCTCCTAGTTGTGCCGAACCGCTAGTGTTTAAACCCCGTCTAGCTACAACTTGACCACCAGATAAATAAATTTGGCCAGTACCATTAGGAGATATGTAAATTGATTTGTTACTTGCAGTAGTTATTGAACCACCCAAGTTGAATGATAGTTGGTTATAACCTAAACTACTGTATTCTATATTTGAAGAATCTGGGTCGGTTGAACTATGTATAAAAATAGTTGGGTGGGATGCTGCCGAATGGTCATGGTCTCTAAAAATGTTTGTACCTGTTGTAAAGATAATACTCTTTGAAGTGTTACCCAATCCCCAAATAACTGTGTTACTAGTAGCTTGGACTGTAGACCATCTAATATTAGAGTTTGAACTAGTTCCGAATACAGCTCCTACATCGTTATTAATTCTCATACCATTGTAATGGATAGAGATAGAATCAAAGTGTGTCGTGTCATTAAACTCGCAAGGTCCTGAAACAAAAAAGCTGCCCGGTACGCCACTAATTCTATTTGCTGTCCCAGTTCCAACTTTTAATAATCCTGTTCCTGTGTTCATAATCGCATCTGTACCATCATGTGTAGTGCTTACCCACTGATTGGTTGTGGAACCTGCGGAATGTACAAATAATGTCGGTGTAGTTGAAGCACTATGACCATAATCAAATGTACCAAAGTTAGCATCTGAGAAGATAATATTCTTAGAGTTTCTTGGTAATTGAGCTAAAACTGTTGGAGATGTCTGGTTAGTACTATAATCTAACATCATCCTACTACCAGTATTCATACCTATATACAAATATTTATCTGGCGCTATTACAGTATCACTATTAAACACGATTTGTGAACCTGTTGCCGCCTGCATATTTAAACTTCCAGCCTTTGATTGAACACCACCATCACCTGAAAAACTTAAACTGTTATAGCTTAATGCCGCGTAATCCGAAGTTGCTGTCCCATTTGTTGCAGTGAAACTCTGAGTAACCGTTGCGTCTACCATAGAAGCAGTACCTAATGAAGTTAATGCTCCATCAAAATAAGACATTCCATCAACTTCTAATTTACCTGAAACGAATAAATCATCATTAGCATTAAGAGTATGTGATGTAGAACCAGCGTCTCCTATTTGAGTAATACCTAAGCCATTAGGAACTATAGTTAAATTACCATTACTTGTTGAAGTTATTGAACCTCCAGCAGTAAATATGGCATTCCCTCCTATAGTGATATCGTCTGTGGAAATGTCACCAGTAACACCTAAATCTCCAGTAACAGTTTCGTCTACTGATATTGAAGCGCTACCGCTTACAGTTAGGTCCCCACCCACAGTTAAATCTGATGAGATTGTTAAGTCTTCTATTGCGAGAGTTCCGCTATCCATTGGTTCAATTCTAGTCATTTTTCCTCCAAACTACTTGGTACAAACTTTTCTGGTCTGACCAAGGATTCTTTTATTTTTTTATCTTCTGAAATATTACAATGTTCAATATGACTGTTAACTAACTTTGTTTTCCCCGGAACAAGTCTCAAAGGTAATTCTGATAATTTCTTGGAGCAAGTAGAAATGTACGAATCTTCAGCACTGTTAAAGTCTGTATAAAAACCACGCTCTTTAATTTTACCCTTAGTGTCTTTGTAAACAACGAGATATTTGGCAGGTAAGTAATCGCTGTCTTTAGCATCAACTAAGTTAGAACTACGAAATGGTGTGAATTCCATCTCTACTTTTCCATTACTATTTTCTCGTTCTCGGAATAACATCTTTAGCTCATTATTGGGACATACTTTATCCTCAATGTAAAGTTTGAATTATTCACTGCGTCTGTATTGATAACTTTGATATTTAACTTACTTTCACCATCTTCATTCTTGTAAGCAATGTATCTAATAGGTTGGTCAGATAAAGTCCCAGAGTTGTCAATATTCCTATAAATCCTATAATTGTCTGAAAAATCATTCTTCTCATAAAGTTCTACATCAAAGTCTGTAGAGTTTGTTGCAAAACACATTATATGAGATAATTGTGCTTTCTTAACAAAAGTATAACTAAATGTACCAGTAGCACCGGCACTAATAGTACCTGTCGTTTGTGTAAATGTGTCTGTTGGAAAAGCATAATCTGCTTCGGCTTGGTCGAGCCTAATTGTTTGACCATCATCCCTTAATACATATCCTGCCATTTTTTGTCTCCTATGATTTTGTGATTATGATGTTAAGCAATAAAAAAATAAAAAAGGGTGATGCTTATTTCACCTCTATTGGTTTCTTGGTCGAACTCCAACCAGTTGCCTTAAATGGTAATCCTACACCATACTCTTTCATCTGAGCAAGTGTCTCATTGGATAACTTCCCATTCTTCATTTTGAATCCTTTTATGGTTGGCATCTAGTTACTCCTAAGCGTATGGGTTCTTGACCAATATCCAAGCTACTGAGTTCGCATCTGATGCGTTAGAGCTTGTAATGGTAATCGTTCCTGTGCTACATACTCCTGCTAATACTCCCGCGTTAGAAGTACCAGTGTTGTTAGTTAGGAATACTATATCACCAGTAGCGGCACTTGCGTTAGCTACTGTTGCTGCACCAGAGGACAAAGCAACTGTTCCTGCAACCAAACTGTTATCAGTAATGTATAACGTATTATTAATAATAGTTGGTCCACTTAAAGATGCTGTACCTGAACTTCCAGTAGAGATTCCACCATTACCAATAATTAAACCAGTAGCAGTTAATCCGCTTACAGCAGCAACAGGCCCATTCAATGTCATTGTACCGTTTGCGCCCAAGGTTACATTATTGTTAAATGTCGCAGCAGCGCTATGTGTCATTGCACCTGAAATAGTAGATGGGCAAGAGATAGTTGCTGTGTTTGTACCAGAAGCTGTCAAAGCACCAGTAATTGTAGTAACGCCTGTAATTGAAGCAGTTCCATCAATGGTTAATGGTCCTGATATTGTAACAGTTCCATTCGCTCCTATAGATACATTATTACTTGCAGTCAATGCACCAGTAATAGTTGTAACTCCGGTAATTGAAGTTGCACCAGATATTGTATTTGCACCACTTAATGTGTTTGGTCCAGCCAAAGTGACAGTTCCTGTAGTTCCTACAGTAATACCTGCGCCTGTTTGGCAAGCTATTGTTGAATATGCTCTTAATGTGTCTGTGGTTGCAGCACATAAATCTACATTAGCATTTGCGTCTAATTTACCTGTTACGGTAAGTGTATCAGCACTAGCGTCACCAAATGTGAAGTTTCCATCAACATCTAGGTTTCTTGAGATGCTAACGTCTCTTGCAGTAACATCTCCGCTATGCCATCCGAATCTTGTGTTTGTCATTTTTGTGTTCCTCTCGAGTTTTACCCCCGCGTATTACCGCCAGAGTATAATTAAAATAAAAAAATAAGGGAAATTCCCTTAAGCGTCTGTTACCCAGATTTTTACGATTGCATCTGTGTAGAATACACTTGTAGCGTAGTTCATTGCTAAGATGATTCTAGTTTGTAAGTTACTTGGGTAATCGAATATCTTCAATGTAGGAGGTAATCCCCAAGCTAATGCACTAGCTTTCTTAGCTTTTAACAATAAACAAGTGTGTCCGATAACTGATGCTCCACCACCATCAGTGAATCTTGGTGTGTTGCTTGTTACAACAATTTTTGTACCTAAATATCTACCAATCTCACCATTCAAAACAATATCATTGTTTCCGTATTCAGAAGCGTTGACAAACTGAGAATCTTTCAAGAAAGCGTTCTCGTTTTCAGGCGCGATGAATAATACGAATGGTTCTTCAGGTGTGTTTAACCATGGGTTCTTGTAATCAGAACTGTCTCCTTCAGTAGAACCGCTCCAGTATTTTACTGTGGTACTCATCAATCTTGTTTTTGCGTTAGCAACCAAGTCTGTAGTCAATATGTCACCACTAGCTAATGTTGCCTTTGAGTAAGCATCTCCACCGAAGATTTCTTGAGCTCCTCTAGCACTTGATGTTGCGGTTGTTGCAGCAGCTAATGCAGCAGAAATTGCTTTATCAACTACGTCTGCAGCCCAGTAAGTCAACTCTTCTTTAGCAGCTCTTACTAAATCTACAGCGTTTGTTTGCATAGCATAGTCTGACAATCTAATTGAATAAGCGTGCTGTGATGGGCTTAATTCAAGTCCGTCCAAGTTATCCATTGTGGTTGCGGATACTTCTGTGTTCTCTGCTGTTTGGTCAGCAAATGTACCTGCGTTTGCTAAGTAAACTTTTCTGTAAGGAACTACTACATCTTTGTTTCCTTTTGGAACTTCTGTAGTATAAGATACTTGTACAAAGTATTGCATTTTCTTTGCACCATCTATAATGTCCCTTAACCATACGACTGGTTCTAATGCGTATACGGTACCGATGGAACTACCTCTTGTAGATGAGGAACCGGTATCAGCTAATTCTATAATTGTTTCTTTCATTTTTCATACCCCTTTTCTTTCCTTAGGAAAGATAACATTCCGTAGTCGGAATTCTTATGATTTTGAGCTGGAACTTCTTGGTTCTCAACTTGTGTCTGTGGAACTGCATTCTCTGGCACTTCCAATTTTTGTTGAAGTTCTAAAACTTTAGCTTCGGTAGATTTTAGCTTTTCAGAAAGTTCGGAATTCTCTTGCATCATTTTCTTTTTATCCATATCTTCTTCTGGAGTTTTGCATTTATTTTCCATTTCTGTTGGCTTTTCCTTTTCTTCTTCTTTAGGTTCTTCTTCCTTAGCCTTATTCTCAATGCTAGTTTCTTTTGGTCTAACATGACCTAAGATTTCTGAAAGCATTTGTCTAGTCTCAGATTCTGTCTTCAACAACCCTATTATTTCAGATAACATCTGTTTAATTTCATTGTCTTCAGCCATTTTCTTTTGTACCTCTCTGTACGAGTTTACTATCTCAGCAAATCCTGCCTCAGGATTAGTAGACTTAAAGTCTTTGATATATTCCTTGAAATCTCCGCTAAATAAATCTCTCATCTCTTCTTCAGTCATCTCTTGTCTTGGAGAACTGTCATTGTTCTCTACAGTCTCTTTGGAAATATCTGCCTGAACAGATTCGTTTGCTTGAGTAGAAGCGATATCTAAATTAATATTATCAGTCTTAACTTCTTGATTGTTAATGTAAGCAGTCTTAACTGCTGGATTGATTACAATGCTCATATTTCTGAATAAGAATTCTTGCATAACATTATCATCTGTAGCTTTACCTTCAACCTTTGGAGAAATACCAAATTTTGCACCATAATGTAATTTCATTGCAGTAGGTTTGTCAACTACAACTAAATCTCCACGGACTTCACCATCAGGAGAAATAACTGGGTTAATTACTTCACCAACCCATTCTAATGAATCTCTATCTTTGTGGTCTAAGAATAAACTACGAATTTCTTTATCATTCCAATCGGTACGCTCATACGCGCCCGCGATTGCATCTTTAGTATATAAATAATTGTTCCAGATTCCGGGAGACATTAGAACTTTATTCTTTACTATGTAAGGTACCTTAACTTCTTTTTCCAAATCCAAAGATTCAATGTCCGGCATACCATGGTCTAGAATGTATCCTTTACACTTAAATAGTTATCTAAGATTGTATTTAATCTGATAAAGATAAACTGTCTTCTTGTTACATCCAACTTCTTCAGCAATCTCGCCACGGTTACAACCTTGTAAAGTTAATTCAACAATTTTGTTTATCTGAGTTGTAGACAAGTTCCTAGATAATGATGGTACTTTCATTGAACACACCTCTTACCTCAAAATATAAATCCATTGTAGAACCATCAAGGTATTTGGAATTGAAACTTTTCACAACAGCACCACTGGAGTAAGGAAGCATAGAACAAGTATTAATCGCGTTTACTATATCTTCTTGGTTACTTACAACAATCGCATACAAATTCTTTACATCTACTGGTAAGTACTTAAGTCTGTTGATAATAGATTTCCGTTCTGCCCAAGATAACTTGCGAACATCTTTATTAAAATATAATACATCCAAAATGTATATCTTTGGAGTATGGTGAGTTAGTATCAATTGTGAGAGCATTATTTTTAGAATAGTCGAAGGAGTAGTTTCAATGGGATAATAAGGTTCCATTTTCAATACTGCATCAAAAATAAAATCTTTGTCTTTAAATTTTAAAAATTGGTTAGCAGTGTCTGGCATAGACATGGTTATATCTATTCCAGTAATAGTCTTAATCTTAACATCGTTACCTTTCTTGTGGATTACTACCCTAACTCCTTCAACTAATGGCTCGACACCATAGTTAACATTGAATGACTTCATCAATTAGCTTCCTCCATTCGGTCAACCAAGACTTTTTATCGTAATTAGCCTGAGCAAATGACCTTGGACTGAACTTCTCAAGGTTTTCTAGCACATATTTTATCCCATTCTCGAACCCTTGGACAGACTCTTCTACAACTAATCCAGCTTCAAATTCAGGTTTTTTATCCCAAAATAAGCCTGATTTTGTGGAAATAACCGGGACATTACAAGCCATAGACTCGATTGCTGTCAGGTTAAAACTTTCTATATGCGACGTGCAAATAGTTACATCTGCCATGTTATACATTAACTGCATGCAATCGTACTTGATATTATCAAACACGCTAACATTCGGTGATACAATCTTGTTTTTCTTGACATTATGCTTGAACACTAATACAAAATGCCACTCTGGGTGAGCTAATATCAAATCTCTTACCAGTTCGTAACCTTTAACCGGATGGAATGCACCGGACCATAAGATAACCGGTTTGNCTAAAGGAACTTTCAATTCTTCACGGATTTTATTCTTTTCCATAGGTATGAATAATTCTGTGTCACAAGCATGAGGCAAATATCTTATCTTGTCCTCGCCTTCAGGGTATATCTCTAAAACATAGTGTCTCATATATTCTGTTGGCACTACGATTAAATGACTTTTCCTAAATTGTTCTACTTGTAATAATGGATATGTAAATCCGAACTCAGTATAATTATTCTGGTCATATACACCTAGCTCAGTAAATCTATCAGCTAATGGTAGATATGGGTTTTGTGCTATTGTTATTAACTTGATTGCCTTCGGGAAATAAAAAGGAAAACAACAATCATTAGCAATAATCAGTTTAGGTAATGAACCGACTAACTCTGCCATCTTCAAATAATGTGCCATGATACCAGTCTTAGAGATTACTTGTAAATTTGTATAAGCCCCAAATGGTTGTTGGTTCAATTTCATTGCACAATAGTTTGGAGTGAAAGTTTCAATCTGGTCTGAAGGAAACAATCCAGATAGTAGTAAATTAATCCGCTCACAACCGCCAATTATCTCGCCAGCATCATAAAAGTTTGCTAGTAAATAGTCTTTCATTTATTCACCTATAATCCTAATGACTGCGTATGGTAGTCCATTACTTGTTTGCTTGCGTCTTGCTCTCCTGAAACTTTATCAACTAACTTTACCCATTGGTTCATAACATCTTCTTTCAGATAATTCTTTGTATGGTTGATTGCATTCTCAGAATATTGTTTGAACTCTGGTTTGTTTCTCTGGTCAAACATGATTAACATATCTTCAGTTAGTTCGCCCATGTTAATTAGAAACAAATCTGATAATGCTGGCATAGTCTCAATATACGCTGGAGTTACTGTCATCCCCGCCTTAGGAGTCTCTACCAACTCTTGGCCAGTAGTTGCTCTGAAAGTTAATTGAGGTATTCCACAAGCCATGGATTCTAAAATAGGTAATCCAAAAGATTCGCCACTAGAAGTCTGGACATTTACATCAGACATCCAATACATCTTTTTCATATACTCTGGCCCAAATGCTTGGTTAGAGTTATATTTCATCCCTCGACCATCCATCTCGTTAGTTGGCTCAGGTTTACCTAATTTGTCTAGCTTAAAGTTTACAAAGATTATATGGTTATCCAACCTATACATTTGTCTCATTAAGATTAGGTTCATACCTTCAGGTTCTATTGGGTCGGTAACTAGTACTATCCTAGCCTTTTCTTCAAACTCCTTATTCAAATCACAAGCTCGTCTGAAGGATTTAAACATTGCTGGATAATTCTTTTGGTTACCTTTATTTCTCATAACGGAAATAAACACAAAATTATCTTTATTCAACCCAAATCTTTCTCTAAACTCGTGCCTATTATCCGATTCTGTTGGAGGATAATATTCTTCAGGTGAGATAAAGTGAGGGATATATTCTACTGTGGGATAACCAGTCTTAATCAATAAATCAGTCCCCCATTGGCTTGGGACTACCAAAACCTTAGCTCTAGAAATCTTATTTACCATAAACGGAGATATCGGACTAGCATTTACTGTTACATGCGCTATCCAAGTTAAGTCTTTGAACTTTTCAACTACCCTAGGAATATGAGCTACACAATCCATCCACAAATCCATTCCAGTTAGTAAGATGTCTATGTTACAAATTCTCAAATAATCTTCTAGTACATCACTAGTCCAAGGGTCGTACCTTAGTCCCAGTCTCTGGATACCATCATTATCAATATGGCTAATACCTATATCTTGCATGCCAAAGTAATAGACATTGTATCCGGATTTCTTCAGAGCTCGTGCTACCTCTGAGAATATGACTGCGTACCCAAACCTAGTATTTATAGAGTTACTAAGTATCAAAATGTTCTTTTTTCGTTCCATTCTCTTCGTCCTCTTCTATCAAAAAATGGTCTCAACTAATTCCCGAACATTCTTAAACCTCTTTGCAGGGGTCATAAGTTTTACAGTTTTCATTGGTTCTATTTTTGATTTTGAGTTGTCTTGAAGTGTTTGGATATTGTCGTAATAAAAACCATCAGAGTAAGCTCTTTCATCTATCTTAATCTTTCTGGGTTCTGAATAAATATCGACTAAATCGAAATCGTAGATAAAAAAATATTCTTTGTTACCATAAAATAATTCTAACTCTAATGGGTCTAAGGATAATTCTTCGATATGGTTTAATAGTACTTCCGTGTACGATACCTTTTGCGCATGACCTAACTTTAAAATACCATAACAGAAATCATTGTCAATCAGGTAATACAGCTGGCCGGATTTAGTAAAATATTCTCGCGTGAAAAGCATCAACCTCTTTTTCCCACAGGCTATCTTACTAGCATGAACATCTTTGAGAGCAGACTTAGTATTAATCAACCTCTCTGTAATCTGGCTAGACCCAGACTTACTGTTTTCCTGTTTCAGGTACTCTGGTCCTATCGATTTCATATTTTCTCGTACTTGTAAATTTTCTCTAATACTCTTGGCATGTCTAAGACTACACCAGCCTTCTGATAATCTTTCAGTCTTCTGGCGAAATCGTCTTCGACTGTTAATCCAATATCATCCCAGACTATTGTTGGCACCTCAACCTTGAGTTTTCCTTGTGCGTCAACGAATGCGGGATTGGACTTTAACAATGGTTTGAATAATTTCCTGCGTATTTCTTCAGTCACAGTCTTGATTATATCTTTTAATGTCAGAACATACAAATAAGATTGAACTTCTAAAGTAGACCTGTCAGTATTTGTACCTAACCCTGTTGCAAATGGCATAGGGATACCCATACCAGTAACCTGTTGTTCGGTAAAATAGTTCAAATCTTCTCTAATATCTTCGATTCCCTTAGGTTCTAATAACTGAATCTCGTTAAAATACTCGGTTACAACGCTGCTTTTATAGTCCATAGCTTCTAAAATCTTCAATAATTTGTTAGCAGCAGCAGGAGTTGGAGGGTGTTTTTCGTCACCAACTTTACCAACTTTGACTGGAAAACCGACTCTATAGACTGAATTGGCCATAGCTTCTTCCATATTTAGCTTTCGTAATGAAGATTTATATGTAGGTTCAACTAATCCAATAGGATAAAACTTGTCTCCAGCAGAATATAATTTGATTAGGCCTATCTTGTAAGTAGGAAAGAACAATTGATTTGGTGATAGACTTACTCCCTTAGGTGTTGGATATTTTTTTAAGTAAGTAGGAATGTATGCAGAGTATTCTAAACATTGGACGAATCCAACAGGATTACCATAAACATCTAATACAACCTTGCCTTCAGAATCTTTAGCATAATCCATAGTATCTGTATCTATCTTCTGCCAGTCCATGATTATATTACCACGAGTGTTCCAAATAATCTCGTTCCAATCCCAACCATAAAGTATAGTGTTATGGAAAGTCATCCCGAGGAACTCTTCCCAACCGATGTCTGAACCAGACTTGCCGAGATTAGAAATAAATCTTTTAACATACTCAACAGCAGATGCATCAGTTCCTTCAATTCTATTATCTCTGTTCATGATAGTCTGACGCATTTTGTTCACACCATTAAATGCAATCCTATCATGCAAATAACATGCGGTCAATTCTTTTTGTGAAGCTCTTGGCATCTTTGGTGTTTGATTTTGTGAAGTAATAGTCACACCTTTCTCTTCTTGCGAAACAGAAATGTCTTCTTGTTTAGTTAATTCTTGAATCTGGTTGAAACCTAATAAATCTGAAAAGGTCTTCATGCTTTATTACTCCTGAAAGATTTAATCCATGTGGGTAATTCAAATCTAACCAAGTATGCAAATAATCCTAATGAGAGTACGCGCAACAAAGTAATGTGTATCCCAAAGAATCCTCTGAGGATAATGTTCATAATTAATCCTGCTCCGAAAATAAATAGTAAATTTACAGCAAGCTCTTTAACAATGGGTTTGCTTAAAAATGTTTTTAGTTTTGTGTTGAACTCTACGAGTTTTGTCTTGATTGTTGTTAAGAATTTATTTATCTTGTGCTTGGTCTTTGGATTCATACTTATCACCACTTTCAGTGTTACTTAGGTACAACAACTATTTAAATCTTTTTATTCAGATTGGCCAACCATCACTGTCACCATCAGCATAGTCTACATAATCTTTTGCGGCATTTACTGCAATAGCTAAAGCAATAACCGCATCATCATGGTCAGCACTACAATCAAATGAATACATACCACTAGGAGTTTTTGTCTCCTTGAATGAGAACATCTCGCTAATCAATCTCTCTATTATGTTCCAAGTCTTTTCATCTGCCCTATTATAAGGTATACTTATCTTTCGTTGGTTGATATAAGTCACTAGAGACATTAACATAGACCTACGATTTGCAGCTTGGAATGTCTGACCTACCACTGGAAGGCCTGCAGAGATTAATCGTTCCATAATAGCCGCACCAATACCACTCTCATCTACACTAATTACTTCCAAATTAGGATAACTCTTAGCCATAGATACTAGCCTTCTGACCTTTTCTTCGATTGGAACGCCTCTATCCCTATAACCATCTAAGATATAAATATGAGTTCCAACCTTTTTTATCACCCAATAAACGTCATAGTCTGCTCTATCTCCAGTACTAATAGCAAAATCCGCGCCAATTACTACGATTCCATCATCAGATTTGACCTTTCCAAGAGAAGAGTTGGGGTCTACACATGACATTACATCCTCTGGAGCAAAGATTCCATTCTCTATCATAGCCTTTGGATTACACATATACTCTCTTTCGAACCTAGCTTTACCCAGTTCTCTACGTAATTTTTCTACTTTATCCTTGGCAAAAGCCTCTGGCCAAGTAGGNTTNCCTTGTTCATCAAGCACTGCATACGTTTTACCTATGTATTCTTCGTTCTTTTGTAGTTCCTGCATTAAATCTGATGGGTCCTCTGGAGTAGATATTGCCACGACAGTACCATTCTTTCTAGCTACCCTTGTTACAACAAACCTGTACCAGATATCTTTATCTTCATAAGAAGCAACCTCATCACCCAATAAATAGTTTACATGGATACCTTTGATAGAATCATTGTAAGGTCTGACATAAAACTTTCTACCGCCACTAAGTTCGATATGAGCATCATTAACACTTCTACTAAACCATCTCCTACCAGCACGTTTATTCTCTGGAACCATTTGCATTAATAGTTCGTTATCTTCAATCACACTTGCAATAGTCTCAAGATGAATCAATGCCTGAGCCATAGTCTTGGATACGATTACTACCTGAAACTTAGGATTATGGTACAATAACCAAAGAGGATAAATTACACCCAGCGTGTAAGATTTCCCTGAGCCTGTAAAACTCTGGATAGCAAGCCTCTTATTCTTTCTAACCAAATCAAACCATTCTTTGTGGTAAGGTTTAACTTCAGCACCGACTACTTTCTCAGCCCAGAATGTAATGCTAGAAGCACAAGCTATAGAAAACTCAATATCACTCATATTCCCTTTCATTTCTTTTATTGTTCTCATCGTCCTGTGATTAGTTTCTTTGCACGTTCATATAACCCTACGTCTACTAGTTTTTTCTTGTTAACTTTGTCAATAAAATTAGAACCACATTTCTGGCAATGGAGATATTCGAAACCCATAGTTACTTGTACACATTCGTACATCTCACATTCTCCACAATCCGGGCAGACATGTAATCCAATCATTTGTTTAATGCTGCGAATATTTCTTCGCGAATGTTTTGGTTGTTCCTGAACAGAGCATGTATCTTCTCGTTAGTTGTCTGGTGAGGATGACGTCTGTATCTAGAAGTAATCTTGTCAGCTTTGATGAACTTAACTTTGTTCACTAACGCGGTCTTTAGTATGTGATGAAGGTCTTCTCCAAGTTTATACTTCTCGCTGAAATTGTTAGCGCGCCAAGTGTCGATATCGGAAAATATTGTACCATACATTACAAACATATCATTCCTGTTCGCGTAGTTAAGTACAGCTATCCTGAAGTCGGAATCATCTTCGAATACCGGTGCAGTAAATACACCCAATATGTTTCCATTTGGGTCGATATTATAATAGTCTGCGTACACGAAACAACCAACCTTGTAAGCTCGAAGCCAAATGTCTACAGCATCAGGTTCTAATAAATCATCATCACTACAAAAAGCAAGGAATAGTCCGGAGGCATTGTCTACCAAAGTCTTCCGACCAAACCCGATACCCTTTCTCTCTGGTTCGATTATTAATCTAACCCTTGGATTAAATTGGTATTTGAAGTTTAGTGAAGCTAGTTCGTCTTCAGAAACTCCGTCACAGAAAACTAACACTTCAGTATTCTTATAAGTCTGATTCAGGCAACTGTCTATTGATTGAAATAAATAATCGTTTACTCTACAAGTAGGTATGCCTATCGTGACTAGTGCTTGCTCTTCCATGTTACACCTATAAGAACTCTTTATGTTTAAGTTCTGATACCAACGATTCTAATAACTTGTTGTAGTTAGTGTAATAACATTTGACACATTTGTTCCCAGCAGCCATAGGGTTCCTAGAGCTAAGCAAATCATAATTACGCCAGTGGCCTAAGCTTAGTTCCTGAGGTAAATCTCTGCTCGGTGTCTCAAACGCGTACTGGACTCCGCAGCATGCGTACATTACTCCATCTGGGCCTATTAATGGTTTCAAAAATGCAATCCTACAATCCATACCTCTCTCGTAATCTTTACGTTCTTGGTAGATTACACGACTATCACTGACACCGTTATCTTTCAAATATGCCTTGATAGGTTTGAAATCAATATTTTGTGGTTCGAACAAATCCGCTACAAGTCGTACATGAGTGAAATTAAACTCGTTAGCAAACTTAACTACCCTAGCAATCTCTTCCAAGTTAGGTTTCTTGGTCACAACATGACTGAACGCCCAGTCTACATCAGGCATACTCTCCACTGCAGTAGCAAGTCTATCAACATAAGGTTCTTGGAATGACCTGTGGTCACCATTAGAAATCCTGAACCAAGTTAATTTATTTCCAACTTTAGGATTTAATTTCTGGATTGCCAGTCCGTTAGATACCAGACCTACTTGGATTCCCCTAGAAGTATATGCTTCAATCAATTCGTTGATATGCGGATAAATCAAAGGTTCACCACCACCAGTAATAGTAACTGCTTTGGTCCCAAGAGTTGCAAAGTAATCAATCATCTCCACAGCTTCTTCTATGTCCATCTCTAATGTCTTGTCTCGTTCACTACAACTACAGAATGGACAATTCATATTACAATGGTTTGTTGGAATATGCTGGATATGTATTGGAGGAATGATTCCTTTTTTTGTTAGTTTGATTACGTCTTCGTCTAAGACAACTTTGATTGGAAAGTTATCTGCAGCCGTGAAAGAATTTCGTCTATCTACATCTTTTGTCATCTTTTCAACCTCTTCAAAATAATTATACTTAGTATATTCATTATCTTATATAAACCTTTCTAAAAAATTATTTTAGTGCCTTACCCTCTGGTCTGAGAGTAAGGACTTAATGTCGCGCAACGATTATTTATATTTGTTAAATATTCTGTCTGTCAAACAGGATACCTGCTCCGCTAAGTGTAATCTTAATATAGCCCTAACTATTATTTAAATGTTTCTAAAAAAATGTCGCAGGAAAAGAGGATAGTCTAAAACCTGCGGTGCTTGCCGGGCCAGTAAGACTGGAAGGTGATTAACCCTAATGAACGTTTAGAATTATTTGCCCATTTTAAAAATAAAAAGAATTACTAATATTTAAACCTATCCCATGTAGTTGTCAGCTCTTGGTTTCTCTTTCTTTGGCGGCTCACCTTTAAACATAGTCTCGACTTTGTTAATCAAATCCATTTTAATCATCTCTTGGTGAGTCTGCCAAATATTATCTGCTTGGTATAATAGATGATGTAACTGCTGTCTGTCCCTATACAAGAAATGAATATCATTATTGTACAAGAACGCTACAGCTGTTATACCTATCTTATCTAACTGCACATGTAACTTAGCCCAATCATCTTGTTTCTTTGGCATTAGACAACTCCAGTTATTATTGTAGACCCAGCGTAACATTCTGAGTTATATAATATAAAGTCATTATGATAACTTATTGTTACTGGAACTTTGTTCCTTGCTGCAATCTCTAATCTCGTTTTTAGTTCTGGGTCGTTCACACAATAAATATCTTCTTGTGAGCTCTCAAGGTCTGTCTTGAAATAAACCAATGTGTCCGAATAAATCATCCCTTCATTTCTTTCAACGGCTGTTACATAGCCTGTATGTTGTCCGTCAGTTACTCCAAAGCTGTGCATAAATAAACCCATCCCAAAGACACCAACAAAGACACATAGTATGCCTATAAATATTAAGCCGACTATATCTTCTATTTCCATTTTTTCCTCCTTTCCCAATCTATTCCTGCTATGACTCCCAAAAAGAATACTAGGAGTATACCAATGAACTTAATTATATCCTCTATCATATATCTTACCTTCATTACCGTTTTCAACCAATTGGTTGATTTTCTTAAACTACTTGGTTAACAAATCATCAAGCATGCGTCTGGTCCTAACCAGTTCCTCAGAGTCTCTCAATAAGATATTGATAGCTACCTCTGGTACTGGGTTAACTCTGTTCAGTCTCTCTAATGTACTCTTTTTGATGGTTATTCGTTGTGTATCCATATTTCCTCCATATCATTTGTATTCTGTAGCATATACTTAATTGCTAATTCGTTTGAATTTAATGGTTATAACCTTTAATTCCTGTGTTTAACTTTCATATTTACCTGTGTTCTGTAGTATATATTTTTTTGCTAATTCTGTGTTATACTGCATTTATACCTTCTAATTCTCAATTCTACGAGATTTGTTAGCCTCGGCCTGTAACTTGTCCCTCATGTTCATAACATAATCTAACAGCTCTCTGTCTTGATAGTTCTCTACCTTACAGATTATCTTGTTAAGGATTCTAATAGTCCTGTCTGCCATAGGGATATCTTCTCTTTTCATTTTACTTAGTCTATATTCACTGTATAGGGTTCTTCAGGATATAACTCTGGTTCGTGGAATATGAATACTCTATCCTTGCCAAACTTGTGAATTAGCTCATTAGCATAATTCTCAGCATCTTCAACTGTTTTGAATACTGCAAATGTTGCACAGCTCATTTCCTCACCCCCTCGCCTTTCTTTAATATATCTAATAACTCTGGATTAGCGTCTTTCTCATCAATTATCTCAAACTCCTTTTTTAGTAAATTAATCTCTGTTTCCAACTGTTTAATCTTTTGATATGCCAAAGTTAATTCTTTTAGATTTGCTGAATATTGTTGATACATCTTGTTATGGCTTATTTCCAACTGCTTAATCCTGTCCTGCTGTGCCTGTAATAATTTTTTAATTAACTCAAAATTTATACTTAAATGTTTTTTTGAAAGTAACTCACATTTGTTTGTTTTTAAGAAATCAATAATACTATTTATATTATCAATTTCGTCTTCAACTTCCCTGTCAAGTTCGTCACTTTTCATTTTAGATACCTCTTGATTTCTTTATATTTGTATAAGCCATATTTATTTCAGACATTTTGTTACCAAATTCTTTTTTAGCTTCTTCGGATAATGCCATATCTGGATGGTATGTCTTTGCTAATGTCTTAAATCTTTTCTCTACTTCATCATTACTTGCAAGACTATTTATTCCTAAAATCATATAATCTTTCTCTGAAACTGAATCTTGCATAGGTTTTGCTTCTTGAAATTCCGAATAGTTAGGTAATTCCAAATAAGCAATCATAGATTTTTCAAAGTCTTCTATTCCCATCAAATGAGACCTAACTTTATATTCCATTACTCTTGCAATGGCAAACATATTTAATCTGCAATTTCGTTGTCTTTTTGAAATAAATTGATAATCTTTTCCATTAAATTTAAACTTTACAGATGCTACATTTGTTGGTGCATCATATCTTAAATCAATTAACATTCCAGAGATTTTTATTTTGCCTAACCATTCTCTAATTTCACTCATTGCATTAGTGATTGGTTTACTTGTGTTTAATTGCCCTATTTGTCCCATTTATTCCTCCTTTAAATCCTTCTAACCAAGCTTTTCTTGGTGTCATTTTGTCTATTAATTTTGAATAATTTGAATCAATATATCCTTTTGGGGTTTTTTTCAATAGTTTCAACTCTACTAAATTATTTAACACATCTTCAACTTCCCTGTCAAGTTCTTCTGGTGTCATCTTACCTTCCCCTTTGCACATACAATTTCTGCAATAATAATCTTTCAACCAAGTTTTGGCTAATACCTTGTGTGGTATGAAAACAACCTGTTCTTCATAACAATTCATACATCTTGCAACATATTTGTATTTGGTTTTCATTTTACTTTCTTCACCCCTACAAAACGCCCAAAGTTAAGGTAGTTGACGCCAACGACATCGTAGTAGAAGTTGCCAAACGCCAAGGGGCGACCAAACTTCCATTTATCTGTTACATAATCCATCAGTTCTTTCTTCGTTAAATCTTTCACAACGAACTTATTGTTCTTGATATACCCAAAGGTTCTACTATCAAAGTATTTATTTTTGTCAATCTTCCCTTCTTTCTTGAACTTCAAAACTTCGTTCAAAGTCAAGATAGTATATCCTTCGTCTAACGCTTTCTTGATACAATTCTTCATAGTATCATTTTTAAATATTTTGATTTCTGTTTTCATTTCCTCTCTCCTGAGCTTTGCTCTATGTAATCTCTGACTTTTTGAACTTCATTATTTCTCAATACTTCTTTGTAAAACTTACTTGTAGAAATTACTAATTCAATAGTTCTTAAATACTTCAATGCTTCTTCTTTGCTGATGCTCATTTGTTAAACCTCTGGTTCTAATACCATTATTTTTATTAATTCTTCTGACAAAGACTTCTTTAACTCACGTAACTTCTTTCTAGCTTTATCAAAGTCATCTCCTATTGCTTCCTCTTCTTCTTTAGAGAATACTATTGTGCAATGTGCGACTAACGGCTCGTTTATTTTCTGCGTTACCGAATCTATATAGCATTTCATTTTCTAAACCTCCATTTAATCTCATCATAAATGTCAATTATTTCTCTGATGATTAATCCTATAACTAAGATTAACAGAGAACATAATAAACATATAACTAGAATAGCTATTGTAATGGTAAATATATTTACTTCTATCATTCTAACTCACTCTCCTCTATTCCAAAGAAATGTTTAATGAAGTCGATAGTCATACCCTTTCCATATTCTCTTACTTCTTCAGGTATTGCTTCCGGCAATTTCATATCTTCATACTCTTTAATCCATTTGATTGCTTCTTGTCGTAAATCTTCTTTAAAGAATGATGTTTGATTTAAACAAACAGCATTATTTGGAATATTAAACCGTGTCCGACTATCTTCATATAAATCTTTCAATGTTTTTAGTTCAGTCTTTTTATTTATGTTATCCTGCTCATCAGGATAATATATATCTCCAATCGCTTTTGGAAATGGATGTTCTTTCATTTTAACACCTCTGCATTCAGACGCTTGACTTTAAACATTCCGCCACAAGTCTCACAGTAGTAATTGTAGTAAGTAGCTATACCGTTCAATGAAGGTAACTTGGTACCTTCCAACATAATCTCGCCACACTCTGGACATTTCAGTTGTTTCATTTTTGTTCCTTTCGTTTGAAATAAATGTTAACCTGACCTTGCGTCAAATAGGTAAGTGTTATGTCATCCATTTCCCAACCATCTAATTCAAATGCCTTCAACGCATTGATTAGTTTGTAAACACTTTCGAAATCTGATTGTTTCATTTTCCATCAATTGCCATCACTGATAATCGGTATTTGACCAACTCTACTATTCCTACCGCTTGGACAGAATCATCAGTAGATTCCAGTACTATCATAGCTATCTTGTTGGCTAGTATGTTCGCATCCTCTGAAGTTTCTATCCTTTTCATTTTGGACCTGCCAGCCTAACCATTAGTTGGCCATATAATACCAAAGCTATTATTTGTTCGTTACCCTTGTATTTCTTGGTAATGTAATCTATACTCTTACTATGCGTATCAAAAGCTACGATACAGTTCAACAACTCTTTTCTCATCTCGTTAAACTTATCATCAGGGATACCATAATAACTGCTCAGGGTACCAGTGTACTTTTCGTCTGACTGTTTTGTTTGTTTTGCTTTCATTCTTGCTCCTCGTTTTTTTATTTGGAGATTTACAAGGTGTTTCGGTTTTGTTGGGTTGACCTCTAGCCGCCAGCCCATCCGATATCTTCGCTGTGTTGAAGACTGCAGACACCTCCACTCCGAGGGTTGTAAAACATTACTAGTTTAAATACCTTTGCCTTTTTCTGGTTAGGATTGGTTATTCTGGGATACAAAAATTAATTAATCAGACAGTACTCAGAATGAGGATGAGATACTATTCCAAGGTCACAAAGAAACAAGCGTTCAGAGTGTGGAATAATTGGAAGAGGCATCATCGGAATGAATATATCTTTCTTAAGACAGAATGTTCCGAATGCAAAAGCAGGGATAACTTGGATATACACCATAAAGATTATAACAAACTTAACAATGCTAAAGAGAACTTGGTTTGTCTTTGTTCAAAATGTCACAATAATATCCATATTCAAGCACAAGTTAGGTATGTCCCAGAACCAAAGATTATAGAACCGGAAGAAGAACCAGATACTTATTTTAATAGATGGGTTAAAAGGAGAAGGGAAAGGTTAGCAGCCGAAGCTACCAATGATAGCCGCACCGGCGACTGAGGTGCTCCGCGTCGCGCGCGGTATACAATAAGAAAGGTTATAGAACAAAGAGAGACTATAAGCAAACAGGCGTTATACTTATAGATAGAAACAAAAAGGCAAACGCGTTTAAGACCTCTCGGCCACATTCAGCTATTTACATAAAATGAATAACAAAATGAATAAAGGGTTCCTCAAAGCGTGCGCCGGCCACAGGTACGTGACTTACCCTCTCCCTCCTTTTTTCCTCGTTAAAAAAGAATGCTTTTTTATCAACTAATTGGTTGATTTTTGTTCAACTGATTGGTTGTATTTGTTTATTTTTTATTATGTTCTACACTATATACAAATATGCTAATTCCTGCTTATAATGGTGTTATAAGCTCTAAAAACGTATATACAACACAACAAACCCAGCTTATTGTATCCTTACTAATTTTATGCTTATAATCTGTAAAAAGTTACAACCAAATGGTTTAAAAAATATAAACTATATAGTAGAAAATAGCAAGGAAAAGATATATAAATAAGAATACCAATAAGATTATACATAAGATAACTAACAAAAAGAAAGAGGTTAAGGATATGAACACACAACAAAAAAACAAGGATAGAAACTTAATAAGTCTTTCCATTATAAGAGACTTAACAAGTGAGGTATTACAGGCATTACCTACGGAGTGTAGAAGATGAGACATTACAAGATAGCAATAGAGACACCGCACGGGATAGGGATAATTATTAATCCTATAACGAAGAAAGACTTAACATTTACAACACAAGAGGATATATTACTCTATATGGAGAATTCACTTATAGAATACGAGGTAATAAGGGTTTAAGATAAACCCTGCTCTTCAATCGCCAGAGAGGGCTTATACTCACAAAACGGGTTAAACACCCGTTTATTTATGAGATGATAGGTAAGGGTTAAAGTAGAGGTATAACACCGAAACGTATAATCAAGATATACAACGAAATAACCAAACCCGACAAGTCCCGAAGTACGTGTAGGGATTTCATATTACAATAAGATAAACAACGAAAACCTTTAAGCTTAAAGGTATAAAAAAACAAACAGAAAAAGAATAAAGGGTTTAATTGAATTCCTTAAAAATTCAATAGGAAAAACAAAAAATGAAAACCTATGAATTTATAGAATTGGGTTTTATGCCAAACCCTGAAATAGATTTTGTAAAATCTCAAAAAATAGTAGTTAAAGAGATTAAAAATAAACAAATTGCTGAAAGTTTAAAAAACACTTTAAATATTTTAGGGTTAAAGTTTAAAAAATTAAGTATTTACAACCCCAACACATATAATTATTCTACTGACAGCATAGATTTAACTATCTATAATAGTATAAATAAACAAAAACTTAAAAAAGCTATTTTAAAGTATTCAGAAGAGATAAATAAAGAACTTCAAAAAAACAAAAGTTATGATGGTTATATAGCTTTAAGCCCTAAAAATATAAATGAAGAATTGGAAAACTTAAACACTAAAAAAGGATATAGTGTTAATTGTTTAGTTTTATTTGCTTTAATAAATTGTTTAAATCCAAATATTATACAGCAAATAAAAGATATAATAACCGATAGTATTAGAGAATATGAAAGCGAGGAACTTTAAAAAATGAAAACATTCCAAATAAGTTTTATTTTTAGTGAGGTAGTCAGAGAAATAGAGGCAAACACAGAAGAAGAGGTTATAATTAAAGCCGAACAACTTCTCCATAATGAAGAAGACAGCTTAAAAAAAGAAACGGGTGTTTATAATATTGAGGTGTTAAAATGATAACAAACACAGAAATAAACCTTAAAGGCGAGAACTACATTTTTACTATTGATTACTCTTTAAGAGAGTTAAGGATAGTAAATATAAAAAATCAAGAAATAAAGTTTATACCTTTAAGTAATGATGATTTAGATGGATTAGAATATTTAAAGGCGAATGATGAAGACACCTTTAAAGAATGTCTTCAAGATTATGATTATTAATGGTTAATTGGGTTTTCCTTTAAAACCCAATAGGAACAAAACAAAATGGAAACAAACACAAAAGAAAGGATTAAAAGGTTTTGTGATAGTGCTTTAATCACAAAAGAAAGAGAAGACAAAACCAAATTTAAAGTATTTAATGAAGACACAGAGTTTAAACCTTATTGGGAGAGAATAGAAAATATCCTTTATAGTAGAGGTTTTGAGATTGAAGATTTTTATTATAGAGTTCTTGATGATGCTTTAAGTAATATCGGTTATTATCTTCAAAGTAACGAAGGGGATTTAGAAAATTTTGAAGTTTTGGAATACGCAGAGGCAGATATTTACAACGGCGATTTATTGGCGTGGTTGTCGGAAGATTTAGGAAATTCTGATTATGTAGAAGATGTTTTAAACGAAATTGGCGATTTCAATAAATCTAAATTAAGCTTTTTTGAACTTCTCCAACACGCACAGACAAGGCACAAAGAAGAAATTTATTATATAGCGTTGGAAGTAGTAAAAGACTTAATAGAAACTTTTGAAACAGAAGAAGAAGACAGAAACACAGAGGAAGAGGTTACAAAATGAAAACTAAAAAAAGAACTCTGTGTTTAAGTTGTAAAACTAAATACGACAAAGAAAGATTTTTGTTTGATTATTGCCCTATTTGTAAAGGAAAAAATCTCAAAGAGGTTGTTTAAAATGCAGACTAAAAAGGATTTTAAAAATATAGGAACTATCCTAAAAGACACAAGAGCCAACGAAGACATAATTAAAGCGTTTATCTCTTATTTTAAACGGGAGAATGGAAACTTTAACGGAAAGAGATTTTTAAAGTTGGTTGGAAGAGAGGATTTAATCTCTTCTTCTGAAAAGGTTAATGAGGAATACCTTTAAAACCTCATAGGATAAGAACAAAATGCAAGAAAAAACAATAGTTAGGGAAGAAAAGGTTTATACCTTTAATCAAGAAGAAAAGGAAGAGATTTTAAGGCGAATTGTAACTAAAAGGCAGAGTGATTTAAGCTATTATTGGGATTATAACGATAGATTAAGCGAAGAACAAGTTTTAAAGTATATTAAAGGCGAATTAGAAGATNTTGATATTATTGAAACAGACTACGAAATGAAAATTATTGAAGATATTCTTCAAGAAGAATTAACAGCAGAAGAAAAGACAGATAACGAACTACAATATTATTTGTGTGATGAAATGAGAATTCTTTTTGATATGAATTTTCAAGGATTATTAAATAATAGTAGAATAAGATTGAGGATAGAACTTAAATCAAATGAAGATATGATAACTATTTCTCAATATAAGTATTCTGAATGTTATAAAGAACTTAAAAAGTTGCTGAAAGGGAATATCAAACTGAAAGAATTGAAAAACGAATTATTAAATATGATGGGTAGTGAATACGGAGAATTTGTATTCTTCTGGGAAGTTAGAGGGAGTGAGATAGAAACTTTAAGAAACGAATATGAGAAAGGATATATCACTATTCCTAAAAATTGCGGTTGTGGAATATTTAATTTTTGGGTTGGTGCGGGAAGTCTCATAGATTTGAGAACAAGAGCAGAGATTAAACTTAACCTAAAAGATTGGAGTAACAGCGATAAAAAGTATTTCTCTGTTGCTGTGAAAGGAGATAAATTAAGCAAATATGGAATTCAAGAAACCTACAACTTAACTTATGAATGTTGGAGAGTGAATTAAGATGAATAAAGAATATTGGGTTTTAAGGCATAGTTGGAACAGAAAGACAGGTAGAAGAGATAAAACCGAGATTGTCTTTAAAGCGATTGACACTTCAATTAAAGAAGTTATGAAACAAGTTGAGAAACTGAAAACCGATAAGTGCGATTATACTATCTGTAAAGCAGAGAGGTGGGTAAGTTGAAAGAAATAATCAAAATGGGAGTATATTCCAAAGAAACTAATGAGTTGGTTGATTTTGGAGAGTATAATTCAGTTAAAGACGCAAGAAAAGATTTCATTAATTGGGATAAACCAAGAGGAAGATATGCAGTTTTAGATAACGGGACAAGGTGGGACTAAAATGAGCAGTTGCACGATTGGAGTTGTGAAAGATAACAGGTTTTACCTTGTTATTGAACATTACTCATATTTAAAGGCGATTTTTAATGATGAGCAGAGTTACATCAAAGAAAGTAACCCGCAAAATGTTAGAGGTTGTCTCAATAGTTACCCTTATGAGAGTAACACCAGTGACACAGGGTTTATTCCAGCAGTAATAATCAATTTTGATGATAAGGTTGTAATAGACACCGATTATAATTGGTTTATTGGAATGGAAGAACTGACACCGAAAGGGTGGAAATACCAACACAAAGGAGTAAGGTAAATGAAACTACAAACTAAAAAGCATTTAATCAAAGCACTTGACAAAGTTGTAGAACTTAAACTTGCACAGGTAACAGAAATCAAACTTGTTATCTTTCTGTTGAAGAATGATAGTAGTTTAAGCATTAAGGAAATGAGAGAAATTACAAGAAAACTTATCATCAAACTTGGTTATGAAGAACTAATTTTAAGGGGAGATAACGGAACTTGGGAATGAACACAGAAGACAAACACAGGGAGTTCTTTAACGAACGAAAACGAATGTTAAAGGCGTATAACTCGCTCATCTTGGAGAGGGTTAAAACTAACAAAAAGATAAGAATGATACAAGAGGATTTAGAAAACCTTGACAAAGTATTATTCTTGGGAGACTAAACAAATGCAAACATTAAAGGCACAAGATTTAACCCGACTTTTTGCAAATAAGACAGGTTGTAATTGTCAAGAGTTAGGTTGCCCGTGTAATACTTGTTTTCATAGTATTGAACACGTGGATTTTAGACATATCTGTTGGTTAATCGTGTTAGGATTGAGAGGCGATTATGATAGAAAAGAAATTATACCAGCAATTGAAGAAGAATTACGTTGTAGGAGACTATAATGGGACTTGATATGTATTTATATGGAAAAAGGTATTTATGGAAATACCCAGAAGAACACCCAGATAACAAGATATCTAACGATATCCAACAGATGTTTCCAGAGATTAAAGGCACAGATAAGAGAGTGCAGTATGTAGAGATTGCAGTCGGAGATTGGAGAAAAGCGAATGCTATTCACAAATGGTTTGTGGATAATGTGCAAGAGGGTAACGATAATTGTCGGGACTACGGAGTAAGCCGAGAAGATTTGCAAAAGCTTTTAGAACTCTGTAAAAAAGTTGTGAAGATTGCAAAAACCAAAGAGGGTAAGGTTGCAAATGGATACACTATCGGTAAGAAAGGAGAGAAAGTCTATCAATATGAGAAAGGATTGACTATAACCAATAAAAAAGCTGTTGCTAAATTGTTACCGACACAGGAAGGTTTCTTCTTCGGGAATACAGACTACGATAGGTATTACCTTGAAAATGTGAAGAACACCATATCTATCATAGAAGAATGCTTGAAGTTACCAGATGAATGGGATTTTGAGTATGGGAGTAGTTGGTAAAATGGGGTATTACAGCAGTATGAGTGGAGACTTGAAGATTAAAAAAGATAAAATCCAAGAGTTCAAAGACGCAGTATTAAAACTCCAACAGGATACCAAACAGGAGACACCCAAACAAGATTTCGTTTGGTTTTTCTTCGGTGAAGAGAACGATAGCGAATGGAATGTTGATGAGAATGGTTGGCTTGAATGGGAAGACTACTATCAAAAATGGTATGAGAGTGATGATTTTGCAAAGTTCATCAAAGAATATGTTGAAGAATGTGAAGTTCATTTCGTTGGAGAAGACGGAGAACGTTGGGGTTACACTTTTGACGGCAAAGGTAAATGTTGGTTGAAAGAATACAAAGAAGAAAGAGGAGAGGAGATAAAATGAGTGTCTATTGCTTCGCAGAATGCCTTGTAGAATGTGAGAGTAAAGAAGATTTAGATAAGATTAAGACTAATATCTTTACTGAAACATTCATCAAAGAAACAGACATAACCGAGTTGTATAGCTCGGATAACGAAATCCATTTCAAAGTTACAGGTAACCACTACATAGACTTTTCTTTTTTTGATGATTTGAAAAAGTTTGTGAAAGAGAATAATATCAAAATAACGATTAATTGTGGTGAATATGTTGAAAGCGACGGATACTATTGGGATAATGAGGTGGAAGAATGAGAACACCAGACATAAATTGGAAAGAAGAGGCAGAAGTGATTAACTCTTATTCAGATTTCCAAATACAAGAAACAAAAGAGGGAGTATTAGATTATTTGGAGTTTATCATATCTGTTAATGGAACTGAATATCTTTTCACCAACGAAAAAGAACTGCTGAAAAAGACGGGGTTAGATAAGGAATGGGAGATAGAAGATGATATCTGTTAATAAATTTAAAAAGTTAATAAACGACGCAACAAATAGCGAACTCTATGAATATCTCTCAATATTAACCAGAGAGATAGAGTTAAGCAACACCGCAATAAAAGAGGGTATGGAAGAACAAAAATGATAAACCTAAAACGAGAACAGATTGAAATACAAATTTATCACAACACAAGGATAGACGAAGATAGTATGAGAGAAGAGTTTGAGAATGATTTAAAGTATATACTTTCTCATCAAAAGAAGATTATAAAAGAATTTACAGGAGAATAGTATGAAAGATTTCAATATTGATTGGAGTGCATTAATCGTAGAAATAGTAAAAAAGAAAGATTTAGATTGTGATGAGTTTAGAGACTGCTGGGAAGATGTGTTTGATTGGACAGAGTTAGATTTGTTCATCATCAAGAATTACAGAGACTTACTTATCAAATATGGAGAAGTTGAGGCAGAGAGAATAAATTTCAAGGGAGATTTAGAAAAAGATTTACAAATATATGAAGAGAACTTAAAATGAAACGATTGAATGTATATAAGATTATTACTAATGAAATTGAGTATTGGAATAGAGAATACTTAATCGAGGCAGTAGATATTAAAGACGCAAAACGGAAGTTCAAGGCAGGAAAGATAACATCTGTTGCTGAACTCCAAAACAGACGAAAATTAACCTTCAAAGAAATAACTGATGAAGGTAGTTTAGGAGACTAAAAAAATGGAAAAGAAAAGAAAAGGAACAATAGGATACAGATTAATTGCTTGGGGTATGATGATTTTAAGCTTTGGGTTGCTTATACCTGTTGGAGTAGTCGTATTAGAACTTGCAGATTTGATTGAACAACATAATTAGGAGGATAAAATGGGAGACTATGTAGAAGAAGTGTTCGAGAACATAACAGAGTGTCCTTTCTGTAAAGGAAAGAAACTCAAATGTGCCGTAACAAGAAATGCTGAAATCTTCCACGCAGATTATAGTGATGAAGAAAGTCCTATCTTTTGGGGTGGAGGAGAAGATGAATATTCAAGTGAAGACTATCATTATTCCTGTGAAGAATGTGGAAAAGAGTTTTCACCAGAGGAGTATTAAAATGGCTAATTGGTGTAGCGGACAAGTAGAAGTCTCTGGGAGACCAGAAGATATAGAAAATTTTTGTAAGCATTTTTTGTTTTATAATGAGGGAGATGACAAAGAAGAGAATGAATACAAAGCGTTACAAGATAAATATTTTGCTCGGAGTTTTATGCATTGTAGGTGGGAAGATTTCAAAGAAATGTATGAAATAGGCAAAGTAGATTGTGTCAGTTTTGGTGTAGAGTTTGCTTGGAGTGGGCATTCTTGTTTAGTAGGAGGATACCCACAAAACAACCCGACCGAGTTAATAACTCTGTCAGAAGCTTGTAAGTTGCATAACGTTAAAGTTGAGATAGAAACCGAAGAAATAGGGTGTTGTTTTGAAGAAAAGATAACTTGCGATAAGCAAGGTAATATAAATGAAAAATGCTTTGATATGCCTACTTACAAATGTAAGAATTGTGGCTCTACTCAACATTTTCCAAGCAGTTATTCCCTAAAAGAACTTAATGAAGAGGAAGAATGTTGGGAATGTGAGAAAGAAACTGAATGGGAGTTAGTCAAAGAAGCTGTAAAAGAGGAATAATGGAATTCAAGAATACTGAAAGATGTGGTTGCTGTAAAGAAATAATCGTTGGGAAAGTCAAGACCAAAGGTAGTATGACTTACTGCGAAGATTGTTATAACTGCATATCACAGGAAAGTATTTAAGAAAGTATCATATTTACTTGGATAAAAACAAGTAAAAACTTGCATTTGGAGTGGTAGGGGTAGTTCAAAACCTCCCTGTGTTTTAACCTCTATCACTCCTCCTAATAAATTGGATAGAAGATGAGAATAACAAAATATCAAGAGTTGGACAAGTTTGTGAAAATGTTTGCAGAGAAGAAAGCAAACTTAATCATAATCAAAAGTAAAGCTGGATTAGGTAAGACTTCGAGTGTATTAAGAACTCTCAAAGGTGAAGATTTCTATTTTATTAACTCTCACGTTACACCATTACAATTCTATAAAGATATCTATACTAATATTGGAAGACCTATATTGATTGATGATGTAGATAACTTACTCACTTCAAAGATTTCAGTATCATTACTTAAACAAATCTGTGGGACAGAAGAAACAAAGACTATACAATATCATTCTACTTCACCTGCAAGTGCAGATGTGCCTATGAGTTTTACTACTAATTCGAATGTATTAATCTTATGTAACGAGTTTGATGTGAAGAACGAAAACATTAGAGCATTAATCGATAGAGGGTTTTATGTGAGTTTTGAACCGAGTATTGAAGAAGTTCTAACCAAAATGACTGAAATAACTAACAAATATCCTCACTTACAATTAGATGATAGAGTTAAAGTATTAAACTTTATCAAACGTAATGCAAAGTATGGAAAAGATATATCACTTAGAACTTTAATCAAAGCATTTCAGATATTCGAATTTGACCAAGCTAATTGGAAACGGATTACATTAGAGTTAATGAACATAGACCAAAGAATGATTGAGATTGTTGGATTAGTTGAACAATATGATAATGATAAGGTTAGGATACAACATTTCTCTGGAAGTAAAGCTACATACTATCGACTTAAAAAGGGGTTGAAGAATGGCGAACAACAAAAACGTAGTAGTTAAGGAGTGTATTAATTGTAAGACCAAGACACACCATTTATATAATAATTTTTATTGTTACCACTGCTATAACAAAGAGATTAAGAAAATAAGAAATAGTAAGTATTTGAAGAATAAAAAGTTTCAAAGTCTCAGGGATATAGAAGTGTGGAAAGGTATGTTCAAAAAAAAGGAGGTGAGCAGATGGGGATTAAAGTCGGATTAATTTTCTTGTCGTTAGGGTTATTGTTAGTAAATGTTCCATTAGGCATTTTCATAACATATATGATTTTGACGACAATAAATGCACCTGTTTGGTTATTAGTTTTATTCTGGGTAAATGCAGGACTAAGTATTTTAATTAGTATCTTGGGATTTGTTACCAGAATAATTGAAGACGTATTCGAAGAACTACAAAAATAAAAGAGGATAAAAAAATGCGAAGAGAACCTAATGAACTGAGGTATCATCTAAATAGGATTACTTGTTTAAAGGCGAAAGAACTTTACCGAAAGGGATACAACCTTCAAATGATAGCTAGCAAATTACATATTGAAGGGCACAAGGTATTGAAACAGGGATTGGAAACTTGTTTATCTTGTGGAAAACCAACTATTAAAGGGGCGATATATTGTTATGATTGCTCACTTTGGAGGCTGTTAGAATGATAGTAAAATATAAGTGTTGGAAATGCAAACAAGGTTTTACCCGGAATATGAATTGGGTTAAACATTTATTTCAATCAAATTTGGAGTTTGAGTTTGAATTATGTGATAAATGTCAAACATATTTTGAGGCCATAGAGAGAGAATTAAAGGAAAAAGAGCTAAAAGAATTCATCAAAAGAAGAGACAAATATTTGAAATCGAAAGGTATTTAAGGGAGAATGTATTTACATAGGTTTACAAGATGAAACAACCAAAAAAAGTGCACAAGTTTAATGGCAAGAATTTTGTGTTAAGTATTCAGACAGATTTTAATGTAACAGATTTGTATATGGAAAGCGTTGTCAAGAAGTTTAAAATTTTAGATAAGTTGGATACAGCAATAGAGTCACACAAGGGAATAGTAACTTGGACGGCTGGAGAAATTGAAGAACTTAAATGGAGATACTGCAAAGGAGAGAGTGTAATGAGTATAGCCAATAGATTAGAAAAACCTGTTGCGAATATTGAATACAGAATTAAAAAAATAGGATTAAGAAAGCCACAAGGAGGGCTATTTAAAAATGTTAAAAAGGCATAGTCTCTATAAAAAGAGTGAGAGGATTAATTTC